ATACATCTGAATGTTTTCACCAGCCGTGTTCGGAAACTTGAGTCCGTTGATGGCTGTTCCGGTAACACCGGATTGACGACGGAATATCTTTCCGGGGAAAATATCCATGTTTTGACCGGGAACCAAACTGGCCTCATCCACGTCAAATACCAAGTTGCCAGCCAGAGCAAGGTTGTCGATTGCCATCCGAACGTGACCGTTCATCAGTAGCTGGGCATCTTCCATGTTTTCCGCTACGCCAACACCCCAGATTTGATAGGGATTGATCTCGAACGGAAACGTCTGGAATGGAATTCGTGCAGGTGTGAACGGATTCAAGACACAACGGATAATCTGTGTACCACAAATCCAGACGTTAACCTGAACCTGATCAAATTCGCTCAACTCTTCTGCGCCTTCCATGCCAGCTTCTTTAGCCATCTGAGCATCGAGTGTACCCCAATACTCTAGAACTTCGAATCTGTTTGCTTGATAGTACGGCTCAGTTTCATCTTCACGGATGGTATCTTCGTAGTATTTATCTTCGTAGTTTGGTCCCTTTGCAAGAGACTCTTCAATTGCAAAAGCATCGAAATGAGGACGATGAATCAAACCACGAAGCTGTTGACGATTCATGCGGTGACGTTGGATAACGTATTCACAGTCTTCCATTGTCGTACCAGATGGATCAGGGAACAAGTCCCAGATCGAAACCGACTCGATACGAGGTACAATCTTTTCGTACGGATTGTAGTTTCGATTTCCTTCTTCGTCTCTTTCCCACTTGTGAACTCGTTTGTAAAAGTTAAACGGTCCTTTGACTACACCTGTGCCTAGCAACGCTGCTTCGAAGATTGCTTTACGAAACACGTTGACGGCGTTGGTATCGAGAAGCTGGTCGTGGATACATTTCTCCATCCGACGAGCCTGTTCTTTTGCAGGTTCGACTTGTGGCTCTCCGACCTTTGCTTTTCCGGGAACGAGAGCATCTCCGAACTCTTCACCGTACGCACCCATATTCGGTGCAGAGGCTTCTCTAGCCCCCGGTGGTAAGTCTCGACCATCTCCTTCGTAGCCGTACGGATCTTGCTGCTGCGTTTGATCGAGCGGAGTCGCCATGTGAGCAAATTCCACAATACCTTCTGGCATCGGGGTAGACTCGACAACAAGCGGAAACTTCTTGTTAGCAAATAGGATGTCTACAATCTGACCGTACGCAGCAAGAACTTTGGTCTTGGTAATCTTGATGAATACCTTCGACCGTTCACTGTCACGATACTGTGTTGTAGAATCGTAAATGCCTCTGAAGTTTTTATATGCCTGTAGCCAACGCTGCTCGTGTGCGTATCTTCCGTTCTCTGCATCTTCAAAACGAGCACGTACGTAACCAGCCAACCCCGGCATTTCTCCCAAAGGATCAATTACGGGTACTGCTGTATCATCGTCAGGCTGGAGATAATCTTCGGACATGTCTGTTCCTTAGTAGTTGCGTTCTTCAGCCATCTTCATAACTGAAGGATCAACAGCGGTTTTGGTCATCTTCTTTGGCATATCTTCGGTGAGTACACCTTGTTTTGCCTTAGTATCGAATTCCAAACCTTCGCGGTATAGCTTGGCTGCACCCATCTGATCTTCTACAGATGTCTTATCGGCACCCATGATGTACGCTTCACCCATGTTGAGGTTCATGGTTATTCTCCCATTATTTAAGGTTGCATATTTAGAAAGTTATCCGTGTTTGGATATTGCGAGGGAATCGCACTTTCTTGTACTCTTGCTGCATCTCTTTCTTTTACGGCTTGAGCAGCTTGTATACGTGCCGTTTCTAATTCTTCTGGGGTTGCGGGTCCACCGTCCCCCTCTTGTAGTGTTTGCATACCCATGTTGGCACTTGGTATAACAAGATCAGCCCCCGGAATGAACTTTGAAAGTCCTCTTTTTGCAATTAATTTTACAGCCTGTTCTGCTGCTGTATCCAAAGCAATATCACGTGCTACTTCTGATGCTGCTTTTGCAGAGTCTGAACTGGTTGCTATACTTCCGGCTGTGATTGCGGTTATTGCTGTAGGAAGTTTCCACCCGCGTGCTTTTAGCTGTGCTTTTTCCGCCTCTGTGTATTCTAGGTCGGCCCGATTAGGAGGACCATCAGGTACATCTTGGGCTTCGAGCTTTGCAACCTGTTCTTTGATAGGATCAGGCTTGTCTATTTCAACGGGAGTGGGCTTCGGTATAGACGGCTTTCTTATAGGTACGTCTGCAACTTGGGCTTCATCGTATACTTCAAAAGTAGGAGTATCTAGTCCGTCAAATATAAAGGTACTAGGAGAAAGAACTTTTCCTGCTTGTACAGCTTCTGTACCACCGGAAAGTTTTTGAGTTAGCAAGCCCAGCATAAAGTTGCTGTGTTTGTTAATATCGTCAACAGCAGGATTTGAAAAAATTGCTCCCGGTATATAGATATCTTGTGCAGCAATATCACCGATATCACGAGAAAGAAGCATCGCTTGATTTTTAGCTGGAATGCCTATTGTATTCATGTTTTGAATACCTAGTTTACGCAAGTCCTGTGCTGTTATTTTTTTATTACTTTCAACTAATCCGCCTGTTGGACTAAACTCCAAAACAAGTCCGGGAACGTCAAGTTGTTTTAATACGTCTGTTACATCCTTACTGATTATAGGACGTACTATTTTTTTACCGTTTTTATCTAGTGCTTCTATTTGAAAAACTTGATTAGGGTCTGCTCTGTTTGCCCACGGTTGAGTCCTATTATACTGGTTTTGATCCTGTATAATAGCTACGGCTCTTTTAGAAAGAGGTGATCTATACGGACGTTCAGACTTAGTGCTATCTTTAGCACCTTGTCTGCTAGGCTCTATAAACAAACCATCAGACCCTTTTACGCCTTGCAACTGTGCTGCAGGGGTAACTTGATTTTCTTGATGGTCTGTAAACAAAAGCCCAGTCATCAAGCTAGGACGAGACGCCGTTTCTAAGTTCAAAAGAATAGCATTAGCAATTGGTCTATCTGCTGGATTATTTTTTACATGCTCAACTAAAGCTTCTTGCAGGTCACCTAGTTTAGTAGGGTTAAACTGATATCTGTTTGTGACGCGATTACCGCGAGTTTTAAGTCGTTCTACTTTATCTGACAAGGTATCAAAATCACCTATGTCAAACTTTTCTTTTGCAGCAATAGCTTTTATTTTTGGGAATACGTTATCTTCAATGTTTCGTATTTCTGACTGAAGAGAAGACTTTCCGCCAGTAGTTGTTTCTGCATTTTGTGCATCTGCAAGAAGGTTACCTGCTGCATCAGAGACTTCTGCTCCAACATCAAAAATAGAAATTACAGGCTCGTTAAGATACTTACTAAAAACTGGATTGTTACGAACTTTATTGCCCCAGCCCTTTAGCTTACCCCCCTTCTTTCTACCTTCTTCAACATAAAGCTGCAGAAATTCTCCAAGCGTAGTTTTACGCGGGTCGAACGCTACGCCTTTTAAGTCTACTGCTTTACCTGCCATTGCTTAGTATCCAAATACTTCATCTTGAACCTTGTACACGTGGTTCTTGATTGCGCCTAGTTGTTGGTGAATTGAAGCGTAACCGCTCATGCGTGTCATTACCATGTAACGGAGTGCGTCGTATGCGTGATCTTCCGCCTTTGTATCTACGTCTTCGCTGTTGGTTTTTGAAAGCGGGATGCCAGCAAGCTGCTTGATTGTGTGCTGGCACGTAGAGAATACTCTGAGGCGGGGTTCTTCTGTGTACGGATCGTCACCCAAACGGCGGTGAACTTCCATCTTTCCTTGAATGCGGTTGCGGTCTGAAGGAGTCCAGCGAACACCCTGCCGCATCATAACTTCCGCAATAGACGGCCCAAAGCCTGTCTTATTCCAGCAGGAAGCATCGAGGACCGTGTAATGAGGTAGGGGATCAAATTGCTCTGCTTCTAGTATTTTATCAGCTAATTGCTCTGCTGTCAAGTGTTTTGAATATAGTTCACGATAAACCCAAATATTGTTATCCCAGTCAATAGCACCCCACAGGACAGCCGACGGACTGGCGTAGCCGTAGTCCGCCGCTCTAATGCGAGGCCAATTGGTAGGTAAATCGAAAGGTTCGACAACGTGTCTACTCCGTGAAAATTCAGGGAAGGCCGCTCCCTCTGCCACATCCCAATCCCCATCGAGAAGCCTCTTCCGCTCGACTTCTGGGAGCGATCTCAACATGGCTTCGTATTGACCGTCTGCCATGAGGTGGGGATTATCTGTCAACCGTGCCGGTACGAACTTGCGGTAGAACAACGGCTGACCTGCCCTTTCGTGACCGTTAGGCCACACAAACGGCTTCATCGTATCTATGTCGTATGCAGGAAAGGCTTCGTTCTCTGTACGAGAATCGATGTACATCTTTTTTACCCACCATCCACCGACACCGCCGGGGTTGGCTGTACAACGCATATATAGATTCTTTTGTAATTCGGGATCGGTAGAGCGTAAGCGGGAACGTAGGTAGTCCCAGACGTACGGTGTTGGGTATTGAGTTATTTCGTCTATGCCTATCCAGTTGAACGCCTGTCCCTGAAAACGGGTAACGTCCTTGTCTCTGTCGAGATAGGTAAACCAGATGGTTGCCCCCGACGGGAACACCCACGTTGATTTTGATTCACGGAACTTTGCTCCGGGAAACGCCTTCGTATAGAGTTGGCGTGATTTGTCTATGAGTTCTGTTAGTTCGTCGAGTGTGCGCCGGAGAAGAAGACCTCGATGATTGGGATTGTGGCAATAGCGTAGGGGATCAGCAAGTAGAGCGAACGACTTACCACCACCAGCGGCTCCACCGTAGAGAACGTCTTGTTCGCTTGCCGAAAGAAACTCCTCTTGAGGGCCTTCGTTCGGTTGAAAGACAACTTCAGAATCACCGACGAGTTCTGAAACGGGTCCGGGTAGAACGGAGAGATCTCCCATGTCGACAACTGCGCTTCCCTTTCCAGAGATTGCCTTTTCGACTTTTCCAATTGTCTTCTCCAGTTCACGGGCGTAACTTCTCTGGTCTTCAGCTTTCTTTGTTGACTGCGCTGCTTTCTTCTTTGCAGTCCGTAATCTTTTCTGTGCAGCACGACGAGCACGTTCAGCGGTGGATAGCTGGTACGTTGCTTTTGGTGCGTTGGGATCTTTGGGGGGTCTACCGGCTCGTTTCTTTGGAGCCGTTTGCTTTTCTTCCACGATGCTTCCTTGCTTGATCTACCATATCACTAAGGTGTTTTGAAAACTCTGTTCCGGTCATTCCTTTTGGGACAGGAATAGCGTCTCTTCTTCTCACAGCTTCTTTTATTGCTTCTTCATTTGACAGACGTTCCAGCCCTTCTTGTGATCTTCTTATAGTCGGGGCAATATAAGTTATACCGTCTGCTTCAAAGTCGAGAGTACGCATCGTTTCATTTGCATAGGTTGTTGGTGTAGACGGGTCCATTGCCCGACGAAGCCACATAGGACGTTCAGCCATGCTTAGTTCTTTTCTGCTGACTTTTCTGCAGAACGACCTTTGGTGTTTGGGTTGGCTTCGTTCCACTGCTTCATGCCACGTTCGACCATATCTTTATCGTCGCCGTAGACGCGAACGAGGTGATTGTACGCATCACGCTTGTTCATTTCGGTGAAGTCTGTCACCAGATCTTTGAGGTTTTGTATTAGTTCCATAGCTATACCTTATAGTTTGCTTTGCGTCCGCGACAGACCTTACCACCCGGAGCATAATTGCTGCGAACTTTACCACCTCGTGCTAAAGCACCTTCTTTTTCTTGTCCGCCCATAGCTTTAACTTCTTTAGTAGTAGCAGAACCAAAGTTTTGAATCCGGCTGCGAACAAATTTATTTCGTGCAACTTGGTTCATGCCTCTTACCTTAGATTGTTCAGCAGCTTTTTGTTTGGCAGTCAAACTATCAAGAAAGCTTTTGTACTTTCTCAGTTCGGATTGACTAAGACCTTTAATATCTTTGCCCGATCCTTCCATGATATTTTTGCCAAAAGCAGTTAATGAATCTGAAATTGCACCCATCTTAATCTCCTTATCCGTCTATGACGACTTCTTTCTTTGGGGGTAACAGAACTACGCCGTGAACGGCGGTTACGTTGTGGTTGATTTGTTCTTGTTTAGCTACGCCGACGCGATTGAGGAGCGATTCGGCAGCTTTGAGACGAAGATCGTCTCCACGCTCTGGGGCGGGGTTGTCTATCGTTGAAATTACGCGGTTAGCAGCCTTTAATGCGTTGGTTGCAAGGACTTGCTTGGTGCGTTCTATGATTTCATCGGATAGGGTAGACTTGAGCCACGCTGCTGAACCACGTGAGTAGCCTGCATCGAGGGCTGCAGCGGTGACCTGACCACCGTTTTCAAATAGCAACTCGAGGAACTGTTCCTGTTGTGGAGTCAATTCCCTTTTCTTGTGTGTCTGGGGTAACAGGTTCATCGTTTTTTTCCGAAACCGACGCACATTTCCACTTGATATCAACTTCAAATAGATTTGTTTCACGAACAAACGTACCCATCTCGTCTACACGAGCCTTACATTCTTGTTTTGTAGGGTACGGACCGCGTGTGTCGGTGAGTTCGTGGCATGTGTCGGGCGAAACCGACAGGCAGACAAGGATTGCTGCTTCGTATAGCATGTCGGTTTCCTTGTGAAAAGAGATGTGGGACCGATAACTTAGCCTACACGTCCCTTTTTCAAGGTTAATAATAGGATTTTGTCGGACTGCGCTAGATAATCTAGCCCCACAACCCAAGTATAGCCCCTAGATGTATGTAAGTCAACAGGAAATATGGTATCGGATATCTTTTTTATAAAAAAAAATTAGAATGGGGTCGGTTTTCGGTTGACAAATGGTGATTTTACCTGTATGATGAGGGTAAGACCCGCCGGGAAATAACCCCATATCCCACCGGGACCCCTTACACGTCGGTTTTGTACCCCATTGGGAGATCCCTTTGGGGTCTTTTTTTGTCTCGATCACGGGGAGTATCCCAATGGGGGTCCCCAACACGTCGGTTTTATTCCCATACCGATAACCCTCAAGGGTAAAATTGCTGTCGACATTGCATAGCAAATGCCGGGGGGGTGGCATGGCCCATGCGCGGCCGTCAAGGGCAAATTTATATCTTTCCACATCAATGATACCCAAGGGACAAACCCCGCACCAGTTCCCGCGCTGGTATTTGCTGGGGCTTTGCTGTAGTCATCCCGCGCCCACACCCGCGCGAATGCTATTTGTCATTTTGTCATATGGATAACCCCCCGCTGGATTGATCGTTGTTGAATTAACCCGCAATCCTACCGCCTATCCCCGCCCGAAATATCCCGCAATAACAACCCGCAAAGATATTTACTGCGATCAGGGCAAAAAAAGAACCCGCCGGACTAGCCAAGCGGGCTTTAGTTGGGAGGAATGCGCGTCGGTTACTCGTCGGTTTTGATCACCTTCAACTGTTCGGCATAGGCTTTCACCGTGTTGTTTCGATCCAAATCCCAGTCGGGGATGCCTAATAAATCGGCTGTTTGTTTGAGGTGGTTCATCATCGTATTGAGATGCTGCAATTGCTTTGCAAACATTACAAGCTGTTTACGATCCAAAACAACAAGATCATCTGCGTTGGTTTCAGGGG